CGGTGCGTACCCGATCGGACCCACGTTGGGGTCAGTGAATGACACCTGCGCCGTGCCGTCGTCGGTGCTGGTGTTCAGGTCCACGGACCACAGGTTCAGGTTGTAATCCTGGATCTGTGCGGTGAGCACACCGAGTCCGGCTGACTGAAACACGAAGTCAAAGGCGACGTTCTGATACCCGGTCCCGACTTCGCCATGCATGTAGGAGATGCCCGTGGCGTTGATTTCCATACCGGTGCCGACAGCATCGGACCCCAGGTCCACGCCGTACTTGAACACAGGCGCAACCCCGTTCACCCCGACCGCGTAGAACTGTGTCTGGAGATAGTAGGTCCGACCAATGTTCACGCTGTAGATGGTGCCTTCCGCGCCGGACAGCGGGTAGTACGACTGCAGCGACGACGCGCGAGACTCCGCCAGCGTGAAGTCCCGCAGCCCCGATGCGGTCGGTGACTTGCCCTGCCCGTAGCGACGTAGTACGCCGTTGGCTGTGATGGGCACCCACTTGTCATGCAGCCCGAGTGAGAACCGGTTCGGCAGCGCGGCGAGCTCTCCGACAAACCGTATGTCCACGTCGCCGTACCAAATCCGGGCCGAATCCGCGCCGCCCACGTAGATCCAATGATTGCCTTGGGCATCGTTGAACGTGGCGTCCACGAATGGGTCCGTGTCCAGCGGGCGGGCGCTGAAGTCCGGGCTTGCCACCACGGTGCCACCGATCCCCGACCGCACTTCGCCTGCGTAGATGGTGCATTCCGCGGAGCGTCCCCAGGTGCCGCCGTCTCCGCCCTGCGTGGCGGACCCGAACCGGGTCTTGCTGTCGCCGTCAAAGATGCTGGTGGTGCCGGCCTTCACCTGCGGTACACCGAGCATGGTCCACGGTCCGGCCAGCGTCGGCGCGGTGTAGAACGTGGTGACGTTCTGTCCCGCCCCGTTGTCCACGTCCAGCGTCACCCGCAACGCCTTGCGCTCTTGATCACCGGTCAGGCTTACGCCGGACTCAGCCTCCACCCGCGGGGTGGTGCCGGTCGGGTACCAAGCAAACTGCAGCTCCCCGCCGTCCAGCATGAGAAAGGCCCAGTTCAGCCGGCCCACGATGAACTCCCACTTGGACGCCAGGTCGAACCCCGCGCCCGTCCAGGTGGAATCTCCCAACAGCTCCAGATCCACCCGTACGTCAATGTCCCCGGTGATCGATGTGGCCGCGCTGTCTGCGCACTCCGCCCGCCCGATCCCGCCGTCCAGGACAAGCCCTTTCTTGCCGCGCCCGTACGACAGGCGAATCGGCGCGTTCCGCCCGAGCAACCCGAACAGCGGCGACGTGGGATTGCGTACGGCGAACATGCCGTCATCGTTCTTCAGCGACAGCTGCAGCTGCCCAGGCCCCGCGGTGCCGTCCTCGCTGGACAGCCCGCGGGTGATCGTAATCTCCGACCGGTCATAGATCCGGTCGGAGATATTCGCCCAGTCGCCGGCACCTAACCCGACTTCCAACAGCAGTTCGTCAGCCACCGAACACCACCCGGAACGCGGCACCGTCCTTCACACGCAGCGTTTCCTTGAACAGCTGGAGCAACAGATCCCCGGCGCGAGACCCGTCCGACTGCAGCACGATCCCGCCGCCGCCGCCCGATCCGTTGCCCGCCGTCACCCGTTCGCCCGCCCGCAGTACCGCCAGCGACTCCGAGCCCAGGCCACCCGGCACGATTCCGCCAGTGTGGAAGTAGGGGATGGTGAACCCCTTGCCGCCAATCTCCGGAACCCACCCCGGCACCGTGAAGCCCTTGCCGCCCACGGTCGAATTCCACAGCCGCTTGATCCCGTTGAAGGCGGCCCGGAACGGCGCGGTGATGATGCCCGCCACGTTGCGCATGAATCCGGCGATCGCCCCCGGCACCGCCTTGACGGCTGCCAGGATGGAGTCCCGATGCTTCCAAATCGGCTTGATCACAAGGGAAAACGGCGCAAGTAGGATGCCGGTAATGGTCTTCCAGTTGTCCCGGAACCACCCGAACACCGACTGCCCCACCTTCTTCACCGCGCCGAACGCGCCATTGACGATGTTCCGGAAGGTCTCCGATTTGCGGTACGCGTAGATCAGGCCCCCGACCAAAAGCGTCAATGCGGTGATCACCAGCCCGATCGGGTTGGCTTTCATCGCAGCGTTCAGCACTCGCTGTCCAACGGCCATGGCGTAGGTGGCCGCGGTTCCTGCGACCATGGCAACGCGCTGCCCCACCGTGGTTGCCGTCGTCCGCACCGTCTGGACCGCAGTCCCCAGGGACGCCTTAGTCATGCTCGTAAGAGCAGGGATCACTAGGTTATACATGCCCGACGCCAGATCCCCGACACCCATACCGAGCGTCAAAAACCCGTTGAACAGGTCGCCCTTCATGATCTGCGACAGACCTTTACCGGTATCCTGAACACCGGTCATGGTGTCACGGAACCCCATAGCTTTGGTGTCTACGCTGTCCGCTGCCTCGCCGGCCCGGTCAAACCCCGCAGCGCTTTCACCCACCGACTTGGATGCGGAACCAACGCTGTCGCCCATGCGCTTTGATGCGTCCCCCACGTTGTCGAACGCCTTCGACAGTTGGGTTTCGTCGCCGGCAAAGGTGAGCGTTACCTGATTCTTGTTCGCCATTACTCCACCTCCACACCAGCGGATGCGGCCACGTCCAGCAGGCCCCGTTCCAACAGCTCGCCGTACCGGGCGCGGTTGTCAAAGTACGCGTCATAGATGTACCGGCCCGTTTTCAGGAACGGTCGGACCACCGAGCGCATCCGACCGACGCGCCCCCCGAAATCCAACCACGGATAGTACGGCGCTTTGTTGCCTCCGCCAACTACCCGACTCGCCGTCTGCGTGGACCGTGCCTTGACCGTGCCGGCCGCGCGTCCGCTTCGCTTCGCAACCCGCGGGCGGGCATCGTTCACCACCACGTCCGCCGCCCCGTTGAACGCCATACGCAACGCCTTGGGCAGTTCAGCGTCCAGCTTTTTCAGGTTCCGTTGAAACTCACGAAGGCCGGTTACCCGGATCGCTTCCCCTGTCACTTCCGCTCACCCGCCTTCAGTTGCTCCAGCTCGATCTGTTGCGCAAGACGCTGGTAGTACACCGACCACTGCACGAACTCTTCCTGCGTCATCTGGTGCCGGATCTGCCCAACCGTCATGTGCAGCTTGGTGGCTAGGTAGAACTCAAACTCCAGATCCGGACTCGTCTCCAGTTCCCTGTACGCCGCTTTTCTCGGCACCCTGCCCGAGCTTGGACAGATCCCGGATCTTCTCCCCGAGCTCTTCCAGGTCCCCGCCCGCGGGTCCCTGCTGCCATTCGCCCACCTGCTCTTCCGTCAGCGCGGGCTGCAGCAACGCCAGGTGGACCATGCGCCGTTCCCACGCCGCTTCGGTCTTGATCCCGCCGTCCGCCTTGCTCTTCTGCATCATGAACACCTCACCGCGGGACAGGCCCCGCACCCGCACAAGCTTGCCGCTCGGCAGTGTGAAGTCCTCTTCCCCGGCGCGCTGGCTGGTCAGCTCTTCGGCTGACGCGTACTCGCTCATGCCTGCGGGGTGCTGTCAACGTCGTCTGAGAGCTCCATCTCACACGACCACTTCACCATGTCCGCAACGGGGTTTGTCTCCACGTACCCCGTCACCACCACGTCCACGGTGTCCTGTGGCTTGCCGGCCCCGACACCTTCGGTCTGCCGGATCAGCGGAACGGTGGTGCCCAACAGGGGCTTGATCACCGCCCGCGGGCCGGTCACCGCCGTGTTGTCGTACGTGCCGGACATGGTGGCCTTGCCGTCCAGCAGACCACCCGCCTTCACGTGGCTGTTCTTCCCGTACGTGGTCACGTCGTGGTTGTCGGCTGACTGGTTCAGCTCGGACGCGTCCGTGTAGGCGGACAAGTCCTTGCCGTCCAGGCTGATGAACGTGTTCTTACCGTGAACGAAAGTCATTGCCCTAGGCCCCTTCTCCTACGATATCGAGAGTGAACGTGGCGGACAGATACTCCACCGCGCCGATTGCGATAATGTCGAACTCCACCTGCGTGACACGCAGGCTGTCGAACGCGGAGTGTTCCCACCCCTCCGCCTCCAGCACCGCCTTGAACGACTCGGGACCCGAACCGTTGCAGTACAGGCTGATGCGGTCCCGCGCGGTCCGCTCGGACACCTTCCCCACCAGCGCCACCACGGTGGGGTCCATGCGGTCCATGCCCCGCGCGTATCCGCCGTCGAACGTGAGCAGACCGGGATACGTGACGACGGCGGACGGCGCAGGCGGTGGCTTGTCCGGTGGGTACCCGAACACCCGTAGACCGGGGATCGTGTCCAGCCGGTCCGCCACCTGCTGCATCACCACGCCCATGTCCATCAGCCCACCGCCGCCCGTCGTACGTACGGCTTCAGCATGACCGCCACGTCCGGGTCCACCTTCGCCAGCAGGCGAACTTCCGAACCCAGGTCAGGCGAGCCAGCCACACCGAACGGCGCGTCCCGCCGCTTGAACAGCCGGGACGCCTGCAGCAACGTGGCTTCCAGGATCGTGGGCGGTACGTCAGACCAGCCCCACAGCGCGGTCACCTCCACCGCGTCCACCGCACAGCTGGTGCCTGTCGGCAACCACAGGCGGGTGAAGGCTTGACCCTTCAGTACGGCGTTTTTAGGCCACAGCCTGTCAGGCGTGACGGCGGCCCCGTCCACCTCCACGGCTAGGCCGGTCACGTCCACCAGATCGTCAATGAC